CTGCTACAAGGGCCGCAATTATCAGACCACCGTTAAGAAGATTCTTGACGGGAAAGATGTAGCCCTTCTCCTTATCCCAACGGGGATAACACCACCCCGCCTGAAGATCTCCAAGAAGCACTGCTGTGACTGGGTCTGTGTCTGTGCCCCTGATGGCGATGGGGCTTACCTGACGGCTGTTACTGAGGGCTGTGAGCACGATGGCCACTACTCCTACGCCTGCCCGACGCGGGATGGGATGTCCGGTGCTCCCGTGCTGGATACGGATGGCCACGTTCTTGGGATTCATACAAACAACACCGGCTATACGGGTGGCGCCCAGCGTCTTGACTTGGACGACATAGTCGATGCACCTAAGCCTAATCCCAAGCAGATTGCCCTCGAGAAAGAGATTGAGGAGCTCAAAAAACAGCTCTCACTCTTGCGGCCAGAGCCCTCCGGGCCGGAGCCTGTCTCTCCTCCTGCGCAGGTGGCAACCCCTGCGCCCGCGCAATTAGCACCACGGGTGGTTCCCACCACCTGCCCCCCCACCCACTCTGCGGGTTCCCCTGGCCCCGCCACCGTGCACTATGTCCCTAAGCCTGCACCTATGCAGCAAAGCTTAACATCAGCTGACATCGTTGATCTTGTGCGCGCAGCAATGGGCCGTGAGATGCAAGTCCTGCGGGACGAGCTGAACCTGATGAATCAGGCTAAAGGGAAGACCAAGCGTGGCCGTGGGAAGAAGCACACCATTGGAGCTCGTGGTGGTGGCCGCCGCAGACAGCGCGGGCCTGCCTTCACTGAGGAGGAGTATAAGGAGATGTTGGACCAGGGGATTGACCCTGATGAGATCAAGCGCCTAGCCGAAGACCTCTGGGAGGACCAGGCTGGTTTCCCGGAGTGGAGTGATCCTGAGTTCTCTGATGAGGACGATGGCTGGACACCAAAAACCCACGACTGGCTAGACTTTGACTATGAGGATGACTTGGAACAAACCTATGTCCCTGGTCCCTGGGCCCAAAAATGCAAGATACCTCTCGTCGACTACGTCAAGAAGATCTTTGACAAAGGTTCTGTCGATGAGATGTTACAAAATCTTGCCCCTCTGGAGAAGAAACTCTGCAGAAAACAGCTTGAGGCCGTCCGTCAGGCAAAAACTGATATCGAGCTCTCTGTCGCACTTGGTGCTTTGGATCGCCGTGCCGCTGATGTCGGTATGCAGCCTTTTACACCTGGCTTAGAGTACAAACAGGCCGTTCCAAAAAACGCCAAGGGCCCCCGCAAGGGGGCAAAAGATCAGGGCTCGAAGACTGGAAAGAATTGAGGCAGCCCCCCTTTCGCCTTCTGGTTCCCCAACCCTACCCTGTAGTCTGCAGCTTACCCCTGGACCGGCCCATCTATGACAACGATGAGCCCAAAGATCCGCTCCTGGGGGTATTGCCACACGTGGACTATGAGGGTAATTTCGCACCAACAACCTGGGGAGGCGCAGCCTACGCGAAGAGTTTCGAGAAGTTCACATATGCCCAACCCGTGGACTTCGAAAAGCACTATCCTGTAGAAACTCGGTTCGCTGACTGGGCCTGGCGAGTCCACCACGCCTATCTGGAAGGCACTCGGGTCTGTCACATCATGTCCACAGAGAAAAATACCGACTCAACCCCTGCCTACCCTAAGTGCCTGGACTATTCCACCGAGGCTGATTACCTGGAGGAGCATGGCTGGGAGCCCTATGTCAAC